TAGAATATTTTCCAAGGATTATCCCTGCATAATTATTTTCTCAGGAGTGGAGAATAATTTCTGTATTCTTTCAAACAGAAATTATACAAAATCATAATAACATGATTTTTCTGATGCTGCTATCAGAATTTATCAAAATCATCCTGCGTGGCGATCTTATTATATTTCACACCGTCATTTGCTTTTTCCGTCCACATGTCGATCACCAGCCCTACCGTCAAAAGATCCAGATCCGATATGGATATTCCAATCTCTACGCTGCGCAGAAGGAACAGCGGTGTTGTCATTTCCCGTTCACTTCTGCCAGGCCTTTTTTTGCTGCCACCTCTGTTGCAAGGTTATCGCCCCACAATTCCAGAATCTGAGGCAGCACCTCATAGATGGAAAACATATCAAACTGGTCCAGCCAGTCATCAATGGATGCCGGGATGCTGTTATCCGCATGGTAGGCCATGATATATGCAACATTCTCAAAGATCTCTAAATCATCGATCTGGAACTCATCCCCATCCTCGGTCTTACCCTTATAGGATTTTTCCAGTTTCGACAGATCCTTAAAAATATCCCTCTTGAACTTTGCACGGTATAATCTCGGAACGGTCGCAGATGACCGGAACGGGATCTTTTTCCCACAGATTTCAATTTCTCTTTTTAACATATCCTTTCACCTTATCCTTTCGCACTGCTGCCTGTTGTTTCTGACGGAATATATACAGACTTATACCAGTTCGCATATGTCGCTGCATCCGTGGTATCTCCGGTACGGCTCTTTACCAGTCCGTCACTTCTTGGATCAGCCGTCAGCGACAGCTTCTCTGTTCCCGGCTCGATCGTATCCTCTTTTGTTTCGGATTCGATGGACGGGCGGGATGCCGTGCAGTTATACATCACATGGCGGATACTATTCACATCCCCGTCAAATTCAAATAACAGGGCGAACTTCACGCTTTCCCCGATATTTGTACTTTCCACAAGCACACCTTTTCCATCCAGCTTCTCCTGTAAGATCTCTGTCCGGAACCACTCCGGGATCAGTGCAATTTCCAGATCACCACTGTATCCGTTATTTGTCACAGAACGGAAATACACGATGCCGTCTGCATAAAACGGTGTGGATTCCCCTTCCGCATCCAGACTGATACTGACTGCTCCGGGTATTGCTTTTGGACTTTCATAAGAAAATGTCGTTTCACCGCTGCTGCTTACCGTTTCCGTCAGCTTTGCCGCATGGACATTTTTCAAATTATATTTTACTTTATTTCCCATGTCTAAACCTCCATCTCAAATGAATACAGGACTTCATACAGCTTTTCGCTTTCAATCCATACCTCGGATTTCTCATAAAAAATGCCATGCTTATCCAGCACGGCTTCCACTTTCTGTTCTGCCGACAAGTCCTTACAGTCGGTATACAGTTCGATATGGACTTCCGTAATCTTCAGATACACCCTCCCATCCGCAGAAAAGTGATTACTCTGCGGAAGAAGATAACATACAAACGGCGGCTCCGGTGCTTCGCCCTCTTCAAAGTGGTCGTAGGCAAATGGCAGTCCTGTTTCTTCCATCATCTTAACCAGATCATCCATTCCGGATCCCCCTCTCAATTTCTTCCTCAAGCTGGCGGATTCCAGTCTCCTCTGCAGGTGCAATATGCGGTCTTGCTGCTACCCGGCCGCCTCCCCTTTTTGCATGTCCATGCTCCAGGAGATGAGCGATCTGGTATCGGTTTTTGGAATGTACCGTTACCTGCAGGGACTTACTGTCTTCCCCTGTCTTTTTGACCGTCCAGCTTTTTCCATAAGTTCCGGTCTTTTTCGGTGCTGTGTCTGCAATCTCCTCCCGGACTGTTTTTCCGGCATTTCTGACCGCCTTCTTCATCACTTCCGTAGTCAGGCTGGAATAATCGTCCAACTCTTTCATGACTTCCGATGCAAGGGCATCCGCTTTGATCTTCTTTGCCATTTCCAATTCACCTCACCGTTTGATCCGTTCCGCACGGATCCTGACAGATTTGTTTTTATACTGCACGTTATCAATAAACGTAATATTATAAAGATCCCCACGGAACCTGATGCGGTAATGCTCACTATCCAGGGCTGCCACCTCACTGCAGTACCGGATAATAAAATCCAGTTCAGACTGGGCATTCAACTGCTTTGCTGCCCAGTATTCTTTTCCAGACAGGTTATTGGCATAAGCAGCACAGGAATACACATCTTCCCAGACTGCCGTATGGTTTCCGATCTTATCTGTTTTCACGGAACTTTTCTGGAGCGTGATCCGGTCACGCATCAACTCGATCATTAAAACTTCTCCTTCCGTATGCCAAAGAGCAGATATTTCACGGTCTCCGTCATGGCCTTATGGTCGGCTTCCTCCCTGTGCTCATAAAGGTAAGCGATCACATACAATTCCGCTGTCCGCACAACTGCTTCATGCTTTTTAAGTACCGCTGGAGTCCGTCTTGTTACATTTTTAATCAAGGCATTTGCAGTTTCCATCAGACCGAGGATAAAACTATCCTCGTCTGATGAATCCACCCTCAGATACCCTTTGGCTTCCTCAAGCGTTACAAACATTCAGCCCACCTACTTTCCTGCAGCTTTCACGTCCAGTGTTTTCACTGCTTCAGACAGGATCAGCTTGCCGTCAACACGCTCGGAAGCGAGAAATCCAACCTGTCCCGTTGTAGCATAAAGCTCATTCAGTCTCTTGAAACTTCTGCCCTGGCGTTCTGCGATCCAGTAATAACTGTAATCACCGAATGCCATCACACGTTTTCCTGCTGCAAGCTCCGGCACATAAATGGATGTACGGTAAGGACGGTTTAAGATTCTGTCCGGCTCTCCTTCCCTTACAGAGGGCTGCCAGATATAATTTCCGTTTCCATCCTTCAGTTTTCTGATTGCCTTAACGGTCGAATCATTCAGAAGCCATACTGCCTTGTTACGGTATGGAGCTCGAAGGGAATAGTAAAGATCCATGACATCATCAAACGTAATGTTGGTATTTGTAGCTGTCACTCCTGTTTCAGCACCGCCTGTTGCGTTGAAAATACCTGTAGGTTTTCCTGCTCCGTCACCGATGAAAAAGGCTTCTTCTTCCTTTGCACCGATCCTTCTTCCAAACTCCCTGGAAATATACTGTTCGATATTAAACACGCTGTCATTTAAAAGCTCATCTGAAACCTTGATCATGGTTGCCAGCTTATGAGCACCAATGGTTGTCTGCCCAAAACTGTCATTGGATTCTGTAAACTGACCCCCTTCATCGATCCATGCTGCCTCACCCTTTGATGTGACGATTGGAATCTTACGGTCACCGCTCGATGTCTTGATAACAGTAGCCAGATTACGGAAGAATACTTCATCATTCAGGGCTTCCACCAGTGTTCTTTCATACTCATCCGGCACAAGATATCCGCCCTCGGAATCCGTACCAATAGAAAGAGCGTTCTGTACTTCGTATGACATCTTGTTTCTCATACCGTTCCAGAACGCTTTTCTGTACTCATCGGTTGCCCTTCCCGTTTTTGTCTCCCCGCCAGTTCCGGCATGCGGCTGATTGGTGATCGGGGTGCTTGTTGCCTTTGCAAGCTCTGCATCAATGGCAGCCTGTCTTTCCAGTCTCTCGATCTCTTTTCCGAGATTTACGACATCCGCTTCCATCTTGTCATAGGTGGCTGCATCTTCAGCAGAAACAAAACCTTCCTGTGTTCTCTTGGCATCAAGGAATGCTTTTGCAGCTTCCCACGCCTTCGCTCTCTTTTCTCTTAATTCTAAAATCTTACTCATAGTTCAATATCCTCCTTAATGTGCTAAGAGACTCAGTCTCTTCTCCAACTGGTTGACTGGTATCATGGCATCCCTGTCGGACACCTTGGAAAGGAACGATTCATTCATCGCCTTGGTGGAAAACATCATGGAATCCTGCTGGAACGGGAGCTTCTTTTTCCCGTTTTTGTCCTTATCATCCTTTCCGTCCCCTTTCTCTCCATCACTGCCTTCCTCCGGTTTTTCTTCTGGCTCCTCCGGCTTTTTCTTTTTCTCATCCTCATCGGAATCAAAAAGGATCTTATCCGCAAAGCCAAGCTCCACCGCCTTCTTTGCATTGAACCAGGTCTCGTCATCCATCATGTGCGAGAGCCTTGCACGGGTAAGCCCCGTCTTGAATTCATAGGCATTCAGGATGGATTCCTTGACCTCATTCAGCATGTCGATCGCTTTCTGCATATCCTTCGCCTCACCCATTGCCATCGTTGCAGGATTATGGATCATCATCATAGCCACCGGGGATACACAGACCTTATCTCCTGCCATAGCAATCACGGATGCTGCTGAGGCTGCAATGCCATCAATCTTGACCGTCACGCTTCCCTTATAATCACGGAGCATGTTATAGATCTGGGCTGCTGCAAACACATCACCGCCCGGTGAATTGATCCACACCGTGATATTTCC